TTATGTTATCGACACCAAATGGAACCGGTAATTTATTTCATAAAACATGGTGTGATGCAGAAGCCGGCGGAAGATTTAATCCTATCAAATTACACTGGACAGTACATCCAGAACGAGATGAGGCATGGAGAACAATGCAGACAGAATTATTAGGAGAAAAAAGTGCAGCACAAGAATGTGATTGTGACTTTATTAGTTCTGGTCATACGGTCGTAGATGGTCCTATTATTCAATGGTATGAACAAACATATGTTGAAGATCCAAAAGAAAAAAGAGGGTTTGATTCAAATTATTGGATATGGGAGTATCCAAATTATTCTAATTCATATGTAGTAGTAGCTGACGTTGCACGTGGAGATGGCGGAGATTATTCTGCATTTCATGTATTAGATATCAAATCAATGCAACAAGTAGCAGAATATAAAGGTAAAATAGGAACTACAGAGTATGGAAATATGTTAGTTTCTATAGCTACAGAATGGAATAATGCATTACTAGTAATTGAAAATGCAAATATAGGTTGGGCTGTATTACAAGTTGCAATTGATAAAGGATATGAAAATTTATATTATTCATATAAACAAGATGCATATGTTGATGAAGATGTACATTTAAGAAAGGGATATGATTTAAAAAATAAAGCACAAAAAGTTCCTGGCTTTTCAACAACATCAAAAACAAGGCCTTTGATAATTTCTAAATTAGAAACATATTTTAGAGAAAAATCTCCGGTTGTAAAGTCAAAACGATTGGTAGATGAACTATATGTCTTTATATGGAATGGTTCAAGAGCAGAAGCACAAAGAGGATATAATGATGATTTAGTAATGGCATTTGGAATTGCGTTATGGGTAAGAGATACTGCATTACGATTACATCAACAAGGTGTAGATTTGTCTCGAAAGGCTTTAGGTCATTTTGGCAAATCAAAAGGAGTATATACATCAACAAAAGATACTCCAAAAGAGTGGCAATGGAAATCAGGTGACAAGGATAATGAAGATTTAACCTGGCTTTTAAAGTAATAAGATATTTATATAAAATTGGAAAATTATGGCAGATAAATCATTAAGAGCACGTTTAAGTAGATTATTTGCAACTAACGTCGTTGTAAGACGAATTGCAAAAAATAGATTAAAGGCAGTCGACACAAATAGACTTCAATCAACTGGAAATATGACTAATAAAAGATATGTCGATAGATTTTCAGGAGTTCATAGAGGCATGCCAGGCTATGGGACATATAATCAAAATCAAACATTTCATACATCAAAAATAGAATTATTTACAGATTATGAAGCAATGGATATGGACCCGATATTATCATCAGCATTAGATATATATGCAGACGAATCAACTGTTAAAGATAATGATGGAGATACATTGACAATTAATTCTTCAAATGATGAAATTAGAAAAATTTTAAGAAATTTATTTTATGATGTATTAAATATAGATTATAATTTATGGCCATGGATTAGAAATGCATGTAAATATGGAGACTTTTATTTACATTTGGATATAGAAGAAGAAATTGGAATTGTGAATGTAACTCCAATTTCTCCATATGAATTGAGACGTGATGAAGGATTTGACCCAGAAAATCCATACGCACATAAATTTGTATTAGAACAAACTCATGGAGGATCTGCTCAATGGGCTGGTGGAGGCGGAAGTGAAATGCAAGAATTTCAGCCATTTGAAATAGCACATTTTAGATTATTATCTGATACAAACTTTTTACCATACGGTAAGTCAATGATTGAATCAGCTAGAAAAATATTTAAACAATTAACATTAATGGAAGATGCAATGTTAATTCATAGAATAATGAGAGCGCCAGAAAGAAGAATTTTCAAAATAGATGTAGGAAATATTCCACCTGCAGAAGTTGATAATCATATTCAAAATATTATCAATAAAATGAAAAAAGTTCCTTATATAGATGAGAAGACGGGAGATTATAATCTTAAATTTAATATGCAAAATATGATTGAAGATTTCTTTTTGCCAGTAAGAGGAGGAGAATCAGGAACGGCTATTGAATCATTACCAGGATTATCTAGTGATGGACAAATTGAAGATATTGATTATTTGAAAAACAAACTATTTTCTGCATTAAAAATACCAAAAGCATTTTTAGGATATGATGAAGGAGTTGAAGGTAAGGCAACATTAGCCGCGGAAGATGTTAGATTTGCAAGAACAATAGAAAGACTACAAAAAATATTTGTTTCAGAACTTACAAAAATTGCAGTAGTTCATTTATATACACAAGGATATAAAGATGAAGATTTAGTTAATTTTGAATTATCATTGACTAATCCATCATTAGTATATGAAAAACAAAAAGTTGAAACATTAAACGAAAAAATTGGATTAGCAAATACATTGAAAGAATCAAACATGTTTTCTCAGAGATGGATATATGAAAATATATTTGGATTGAGTCAAGATGAATGGACTGCAGAACAAGAACAAGTGATTGAAGATCTGAAACAACAATTTAGACATGAACAAATTAAAGGTGAAGGTAATGACCCAAGAAAGACAAATCAGTCATTTGGTACACCGCATGATATAGCTTCAATGCATGTTGCTAATAAAGGAGGATTGTTGCCAGGCCAAGAACAAGAACATGTAGCAGGACCAGGAAGACCGCAAGGACCTATAAATGGAAAGTCCCATGATTCCACATTTGGACGTGATCCATTAGCAATAAAATCGATAGGATCAACATTCTCAGGAGACAAATCTCCATTACAGCACAAATATAAAGGAGGGTCACCATTAAGTACAGAAAATGTTGAAATAAACAATTTGCTCGATTCATTAAAATCTTCGACAAAATCATCTAATGTAATCCAACAAACGATGTTAAATGAGAAGAAAAGTGATGATGACGGAACAATGTTAGATGAAAGTCAATTGATTGATTAAAAATTCATCATTGATTTCATAAACACTAGCATATTTATTAAAAAATTATGAATATACAGGGCGCAATTTCATGAAACGAATTAAACATTCAAAGGTTAAAAACACCGGATTAATATTTGAATTGCTCGTACGACAGGTCGCGTCTGACACAATGAATAATAATGATTCAAAAGCACTTCGTGTGCTTAAAAAACATTATAATTCTAAGTCAGAACTAACTAAAGAACTTAAGTTATATCGTACATTAGCTGAAGAAAAATTTAAAAGCGAATTAAAAGCTGAAAAATTTGTTGAAGCAGTATTAAGAGCAAGAAAGGAGATTAATGAATCTCAATTAAGACGGGATAAATATAACTTGATTAAAGATCTTAAAAACAATTATATAGTAGAAGACTTTTTTAAATCAAGAGTTAAAAATTATAAATTACATGCATCGACTTTCAAATTGTTTGAATTTGCAGAAGCCGATGATCCGAAGGAATATGTTTCATGTAAATTTGCTTTGGTAGAACATGTACAAACAGCACCAAAGAAACAATCGAGTGCCCCATCACTTACTTCGGAACATAAAGATGTACGTATTCTAGCTAGTAAATTAGTAGTTGATAAATTTAATAACAAATATTCAAAATTAAGTGCGCCCCAAAAGAAAATGCTTAAAGAATATATTAATAATGTTACAAATTCAGTTAAATTACGTAAATATATTTTAACAGAGATTAAATCTTTACGAAATGAAATTAAATCTTTAAGGCCTACTATTCCTAGTAAAATTATTAGAATCAAACTAAATGAAGTTAGTAACTTGTTGATGGAATTAGGAAGAAAACATTTAGTTGAAGATAAAGATGTCCTAACAATGCTTAGATATTATGAGCTTGTAAATGAACTTAAAAAAATAGGGAATAAATAATGGCTAGAGTATACGACAATCCGTATTGGAATCATCAAACATCGGGTTCAAATAGTTCAAAGATTCCTCGTGAAATACAAAAACATAGTAAATATCATTCAGCCGTTACATGGACTGGTGGTTTATTAAATGTTTCTGGCCAAGGATATGGAGCATTTTTAATCTCTGGTAGTTCAGTTGCTGCTAGTGATATAGGACATGCTGTTGATGGAGCCATTACCGAAACAGGAGGTACTGTTATTGGATTAAGAAGTTTTAGTGCTGGAGTCATACATGATGTTGGCGTTAATTCAATATCGGGTAGTGCTGCTGGCGGCGGCGCAGTTCACTTATTTAAAAGAAGACAATAGGAGTTAATATATGGACTATTTAAAAAAGTTTAAAAAATATTTAAGTGAAGATTTAGATAATGTATCTGCAAAATCTAAATTTAAAGACTTAGATGATAAAGACATTGACAATGATGGAGATGTAGATGATTCAGATTCATATCTTCATAATAAACTAAGTAATGTTGCTAAAAATGTAAAAGAAGAAGAAGAATTAGAAGAAGCAAATGTTACTGGTAATTTAGATGGCGGCGAAGGTCCACCAAAAACACCTTATGCATTTGGAAAGAAAGAAGACGAAAAAGATAATGCAGAAGTATTTGATTATAAAAAAGCTAAAGATACTAATAAACATGTTGTAAAAGTTGAAAGTATCTATAAAAAAATGATGAGAGAATTAAGTGGAACTAAACTTAATGAAACATCATATAGAGATTTTAAAAAAGATCCAACATCAACACCTCAACAAAAAGTTAACAGAGGAATATCAGAAGTTAATAAAATGTTAGGTTTAATGGAAAAGATCGTAAATAATAACTTAAGGTTAAAAACAGAAATGGGAGTTCAATCAAATCATTTTTGGAAATCTACCGGCAAACGATTTGCAAAAATTAATGAAAGAATGACAAGGATTGCAAATCGATTAAAAGAATTATCACAATAATAAACAGTAGGTCATCCACCGAAAAGGTGCTACTATAAACAAAAGAGGAGAAAAAAGATGAAATACACATTAACATGGCAAGATTTTATGCGCCAGCCAGAAAATAAAGCGCTAAAAGAATCAAAAGGTATACATGCATGCAAGCAAAAATTTATTCAAGAACAGAATAAAATGATGTGGATGGACCCAATGATTATTAACGAAACAAATTCACCGGGTGTAGCAGTTGCAAATAATAATTCAGCTAACCAAGGAAGTTCGACACAGTTTATAACAGGCCAGGCCGCAAAAGTATCAACATTTACATGGGCGGGTGAATTATCATCAGCAGTAACAGCATCTGCAAACTTTGGTATAACAATTCATGCATTACAAAATGGAACATCATTTAATAGAAATCATGACGATTTAAGAAAAACAATATTATTGGCATTTGTAACAGGCTCAGATTTAGCTAGTCTAGATTTAGTAGGTCTTTCAACTACAGCACCAGATGGAAATCCTTATGATGTAGTTGTAACAGCTTCATGTCATCCAGCATTTACAGGTCCTATAGCAGATACGACAGGTTCATGGACACAAGTAATGGCAAATGCAATTAATGGTCAAGGTGCAGGAGCAATATTAGCAGGATTTACAAATACTATAGCGCCATCAACATTGATTTCAGCTGCAACAGCATCGAATGGAGGAACATTGGTAATTACTAATGTTGCAAATGGAGGTGTACCGTTAGCAACTACAGATGTAGCATCGACAACCGGTTCAATTGCTTCAACAACATTAGGGACAGATACTTTCCATAATGAACAAGGAGCACAGACATTTGAAGGACATTTATTACCATATGCAGCAATGCCAAGAAAACAATAAGGGATGAATAATGGATAAACAATTATTAGTAGATTATACAGTATTTGAGGTTTCGCCTCAAGCAATTAATGAATCATTAACTCAAAATAATGGTAAATTAATTGTATCAGGTGTGTTACAAAGAGCAGAAGCAAAAAATCAAAATGGTAGAGTTTATCCAAAAGAAACTTTAGTACGAGAGGCAAAAAAATATGCAGACTCATTTATTGCAGAAAGAAGAGCTTTAGGAGAATTAGACCATCCAGATTCGTCGGTAGTAAATTTAAATAATGTTTCTCATAATGTAAGAGAAATGGCATGGAAAGGTGATGATTTGGTAGGTACTGTAGAAGTACTTTCAACACCATCTGGAAATATTTTGAAAGAATTATTTAAGTCTGGAATTAAATTAGGAATATCTTCAAGAGGTATGGGATCGGTTAAGGAAGTTTTTGGAGAAGGAGATCAAACATTAGAAGTACAACCTGATTTTGAATTGATTGCATTCGATTTTGTTTCTAATCCTTCAACTCATGGAGCTTTCCTTTCTCCAGTAAATGAATCAAAAGGGACTCGACCTGTAAATAAATTTATGGGTATTGAAAGAATTATAACAGATATTATTACGGAGTTTTAATTATGGCATTAGAAGATTTACAATCACAATATGGTCCTTATAATAAAAGAGGTCAAAAAGGTACTGGAGAAATTAAAGATGCTTTCGCAAGAGAAGATGGTACAGGTTTAGCATTAGGCGGAAGCAAATATCAAACTTCAGAAAAAATAGGAACAAAACCATCAGGACCAGATCCATTAGGAAATATACCTGCAGAAAGGTCGTTTGAATAGGGATTAGATATGAAATTAAAAAAACTATTAGAAGGATTTGTTTGGGAAAGAAAACCTGGCGCGCCACTTCCATCTCTTAAAGAAATGGATGGTCAAGGATTTGATTATGATTATTATATTAAACAAATAGAAGCAGCACAAGAAGCTATAACAGCTGTTGAAGAAGAATTAATAAGAACATTAGATGGATTAGCCGAAGATGAAGAAGTATATGGTTTAGTTTCTGATGCGGCAGAACAAGCTGCAAATCAAGCTAGAAGATATATTAATGGTGCTGAAAAACAATTAGAAGGTCTTCAAAAAATGTTAGATAGAGCAAAAAGACAAAAATCATTTGATGCATAAGGAGATATATTATGAAAAAATATGAAAGACAATTATTAAAACATATTCTTAATGAAAAGTATCTTGGAGAAGATAGTGAAGAAAAGATGTCTGTTGAAGAAAGAAAATCTTTTCTTGAAGCAGTTTCTAATTTCCATAAGTTAGGAGAGATGGTATATTCCAATGCAAGACTACAAGAAGTTACGCAGACTTTAAAAAGCGTGGTAGAGAAGGCCGAAAAAATGACTATATCTGAAACAGAACATTGGTTCGACAATGTTACTACTAGTCGTCATATGAAACAAATGAATGAGGCAATGAAAGTATTTGAAAAAACTGCTGGTGAAATGAATGGATTGCAACAAAGATTAGAATCTGCATATGAAGATGTAGGGACGGTATTAAATAGATATTATAAGATAGGTGAAGCATTAGCCGAAGATGGACATAATCCAGATGCTCCTGATTCTACTAATTCTAATGGAGATGATTTAATGGCCGGATCACCAGTATCTGAATATAAAAAGAAAAAGAAAAAATATTAGGTTATTTGAAAAAAAATCTATATATTAAAAGATATTAAACATTAAAATAGTTATATGAACAAAAAAATGAAAAGGCAAAAATCTATTCTTCCAGGTGCAGTAGGTGTACGAGTTATTAAAACAAAACAACATCCAAATGGCGATATTAATTTTGCTTTAAGGTCTTTCAAAAAAGAAATAAAACAATCGGGCAGATTACAAGAATTGAGAGATCGTAGATATTATGTTCCTAAATCAGCAATTAAGAGGGAACAAATGAAACGAGCAAAATACTTTCAAAGACTAGAATCTTTACAAAATAAGTAAATTTTTTTTATTTTATTGAAGTTTTTCTTCTTCGTGACAATATATATAAATGTTACGATACCGTATCCTAATATACGGTCACTCGACTATTAAAATTACGAATGCATTCGGCATTCAATTGAGGTTCTTAATAACCTTATTTCCAAATTAAATAAGAGGAGAAAAACTATGGCAAATTCAAATTTGTTAAAAGAAGCAATTGCAGACGCGAAAGCTGTAAGAGAAACTGCACTTGCTAACGCAAAGATTGCTTTAGAAGAAGCATTCACTCCTAGAATTCAATCAATGTTATCTGCTAAATTAGCTGAGGAAGAAGAAGCTGCTGCTGAAGAGCCAGTATCTGAAGAAGAAGCTACTGAAGAACCAGTATCTGAAATGGATCATGGTGAAGAAGAAGTATCTGAAGAAGAGCATGCTGAAGAGCCTGCTGTTGAAGAGGATATGGAAGAAGAGCCTGTTGCAGAAGAAGAAGAGCCTATGGAAGAAGAAGAAGATCTTGAACTTGAAGCTATCATCAAAGAATTAGAAGATGAGCTTGAAGAAGTATCTGATTCATCAGAAATTGGCACTGGCGATAATAAACTTGACTATGCTGATTCAGGTGATCAAGACGATCCTGGTAAAGGTGACTTAACTGAAACTGAAGAAGCAGAAGCAGAAGTGACGGAAGAAGAAGATGCGGAAGTATCTTTAGATGAAATCATTAGTGCATTGAGAGAAGAAGAGGGTGAAGAAGAAGTAACTGAAAATGAAGAAGAAAAGGTTGAAGAAAATGAAGCAGCAGAAGAGCTTGAAGAAGCTTATAATGTTATCAAATTCTTAAGATCTAAAATCAATGAAGTTAATCTTTTAAACGCAAAATTATTATTCTCAAACAAATTGTTTAGAAACCATTCATTAAATGAATCACAGAAAATGAAAGTAATTGAAAACTTTGACAGAGCTCAATCATTGAGAGAAGTTAAATTAGTATTTGCTACATTATCTGAATCATTTGGTTTTGGTGGAAAAACAAAAAGATCAATTAAAGAAAGCTATGCTTCTAAATCTACTAGATCAACAAGACCTGCAAAGAAAGTAATTTCTGAAGGTTCTGATTTATCTGCTAGATGGAAAAAGTTAGCTAATCTCTAAAATTAAAAACGGAGAAAAGAAATGAATGTAAATTCACTATTACCTCATGATTCTCAAGCTAACCAAAATGCTGTTGCACTTCAATTAGAAAGAAAGTGGCAAAAGACAGGACTTTTGGAAGGTTTAAATAATGAGGTTGAAAAGAAAGGCATGGCGGTTCTTTTAGAGAACCAAGCTAAGCAATTGGTGACAGAAGCTTCAAGAGCGGGTACAGATTCTAATTCTGAAGAATGGTCGGGTGTAGCCCTTCCATTGGTTAGAAGAATTTTTGCTGAAATCGCTGCTAAAGATTTTGTTTCTGTTCAACCAATGAACTTACCATCAGGTCTAATATTTTACCTAGACTTTAAATATGGTACAAACCAAGGCCAGGTTGCTGGCGCAGCTGGAGGAAATGACTTCCTTACATCAGCTGGAAGAACATCACAAACAGATTCTGTTTTTGGTGTGACTGATTCATCTAATGGTGATACTGCTGCTACTGAAGGTCTTTATGGACCAGGTAGATTTGGGTATTCTATTAATGATATATCTGCTTCAGTATCATTAGGTACTGCAACAGGTACTGGATTCTTTACTGGATCTTATGACCCGTTCACTGATACATTATCGGCAGTTACTGATGGTGCAAGTTTAACAGGGTTACAGTTAGATAAATTTACTAACTTCAATTCAGAATTTTCAGCTTCAGCAGCTGCTAATTCTAGAACTTATCAAGTAGTATCTATATCAACTGCATCATTATCAGGCGCAGACTTAAATGGCATTAGAGCATTTAACTTAGGTGGAAATGCAGGATTTACTACAGTAGTTCCTGAATTTACACAATTGAACGGAAATGGTTCTAGAATTAATTTCTTAGTACAAACTACAGCAGCAACTGCAGTAGTAGGTGACCATCAAGTAAGTGTTAGATATCACAAAGCTCCAACCGATGTAACAAGAGGTGACTTTGAAGATAATGCTACAAATATCGCTGCTCCTTCATCAGATGGAACAAATCTTGATATTCCAGAAATCAATCTTGAATTAAGATCTGAAGCAATTGTTGCTAAGACTAGAAAGCTAAAAGCTATTTGGTCTCCAGAATTTGCACAAGATCTTAATGCTTATCATTCAATTGACGCAGAGGCTGAATTAACTTCTATGTTATCTGAGTATGTTTCGCAAGAAATTGACTTAGAAATTTTAGATATGTTAATCCAAAATGCTCAAACAGTTGATAGATGGTCAGCTAAGATTGGATTCGAATTTGATGGATCGACTAATACTTTCGTTCAATCTAATGCAACTGCTCAAGCATATAACCAAGGAACATGGTTCCAAACTTTAGGTACAAAAGTACAAAAAGTTTCGAACAAAATTCACCAATTAACATTACGTGGTGGTGCTAACTTCCTTGTTTGTTCTCCAACTGTAGCAACTATTCTAGAATCTATTCCAGGATATGCTGCTGATACAGATGGTGATAAAATGCAATTTGCAATGGGTGTACAAAAAGTAGGTTCTATTAACAGTAGATTCCAAGTTTATAAGAATCCTTATATGACTGAGAATACAATATTGTTAGGATATAGAGGTGCACAGTTCCTTGAAACAGGTGCTGTTTATGCTCCATATATTCCGCTTATCATGACTCCATTAGTATATGACCCTAACAACTTTACTCCAAGAAAAGGTGTTATGACTCGTTATGCTAAGAAAATGGTAAGACCAGAATTCTATGGTAAGATTCATTGTGCAGGATTAGATACTATTTAATAGTTGATAATTAACAATTGAGTTTTTATATTAAAGGCCCTCTTCGGAGGGTCTTTTTTTGGCTATACATGTGCATGTAGATATTTATATTAAATAGTTAACATATAAAGGGGTCACGCGATGGCAGTAAAAGATAATATGGTAAAAAGTCCACCAAAAGGTAACGTTAGATTTTCATTAAGTTTATCAGAAGAACAAAAAAAAGCAAAAACACAAATTTTAAAACATCCTTATAATTTTATAGTTGGTAAGGCTGGTAGTGGTAAAACATTATTAGCAGTACAAGTTGCTTTAGATCAATTTTTCAAAAAGCAATACAATAAAATTATTATAACAAGACCTACCATTTCTACAGAAGATAATGGATTTCTTCCAGGCTCGGAAAGAGAAAAAATGGAACCATGGTTAGTTCCAATTAGAAGTAATATGAGAAAAGTTTATAACAAGCCGCCTATATTAGAAAAGATGGAAAAATCAGAACAAATTGAATTAGTATCATTAGCTCACTTTAGAGGCCGAACTTTTGATAATGCAATTGTTATTGTAGATGAATTTCAAAACTTAACTAGATCACAATTGGCAATGTGTATTGGAAGATTAGGAAAAGATAGTAAAATGATATTTTGTGGAGATTCTTATCAAATAGATTTAAAAGACAAAAATTGGTCTGCTTATCATGATATGGCAAAACTAACATCATCAAAATATGTATTTAAAACAGTATTAGAAGATTCGCATAGACATAATGCTATAGATGATTTATTAGAATTATTAAATGGTTATCACTAACTAGCATATTTATATATAAAATGTCAAATACTAAAATAAAATGGAATGAAGCCGATTTTAAATGGGATTTGGCTCCTGGAGATCAAGAAGCTTTAGGAGTTGCTCCATATACATGGAATGATGTAACATTACTTGAAGATCTACTTGCACAAGGAGCTAGTGGTGAAGAAATTGCATATCATGTTGACCAATTAGATCCGGACAAAAAGAAACGTTTTATTAAATTAGTATGTAAAGTAAAAGGTATAGAAACTTATTCAGGACAAAAAACAATAAGAGATGATATCGAAATTACGGCAAATGATTGTGAATTGGTAATAAAAGAAGTATTAGGAATAGACTTAACAGTGGAGAATATACATGTATAAATTATTTACAGATAAAGCAGAACTATTTGAGTGTGATATTAAAATAGAAGGCACTAGCTTATCTAAATCAACAGCTCGGCTAGTCGTTGAAACTAACGAATATAGCTTAATGTTTAATGGCAAAATATCATCAAATGGTAAGTGTGAGATACCGATTAAGAAATTAAAGGGACTTATAGATGAGAGTACAAAAGGTAATATGAGGCTAGAGGTTATTGCAGAAGATACTTATTTCATCCCATGGAAGTCTGAATTCGAAATAGATGCTAGTAAAAAGGTAACTGTCGAAGTTAAATCACAATCTAATAAAAAGGTAATTAAAGAAAATAAAGTACAAGTTTCTAACATAAAACGACAAATAACAAAAAAAGATATTGATCATGTTGCTAATATAATGAAATTATTAGTACGTGAAAATATCACATTAGAAAATTTATCTATTAAAAAGGATAGACTAAATAAAATAGTTGCAACATATAGAAAACATAAACCATTAACAGAGGACAAACATAAAGAGGTTATCAAAGGAGTTCTTAAAGGTTTATACAAAAAATAGGGTTATATAGATGGCAGACTTTACCGGCCAAAATATACAAGATACATATCAGCGAGTCGTACAAATAGATGACGGTCAGTTGCAGAATGGTACTGGAAGTGCATTACCTATATCAATTGATGGTAATAATGTAACAATTAAAGGAACATTAGTAGCAAATTCTTATGTGGTAACAGAAAGTATAGTTGCTACAACATCTGGTTCTACCATATTTGGTAATTCACCTGATGATATACATCGAATTACAGGTAGTATGGATTACCTAGGTGATATGATAGTACATGGTAAAATTAAATCTAAAGGTTCAGATGTTGAGTTATTTAAAGGTAATATAACAGCATCAGGTAATATAAGTGCAAGTGGAAACGTATATGCCGCAGAAGTCCATACTGATTTTCTAAAAGATATAAATGACCCAGCAACTGGTATTGACTTTACATATGAAGACCAAGTACATCATAGAGTTAACAATACTTCATACATAAGATTACGAGATTCGTCTCAAAACTTTGTAAGTATTAATGATGGTAGTACTGATATAGATTTTCGAGTATACGGTGATAATCATTTATTATTAACAACTGATGCAGCTAACCATTATACAGAATTATCAGGAAGTTTAAGAGTCACAGGCCATGGTGATATAACAGCCTCTGGTGATATAACAGCATCAGGTAATATAATGGCAACTAATTTTAAAGTGCCTGGAGATAATGCTTCAACTGGTTATTATATCAATTCATTATCATCTGTTAAACCAACTATGAATGTAAATAATAGTGCTTTAATATTAGGTGCAAATCATGAGTCTTATTATGGTCGAGGTGTAAAAATATATTCATCAGGTTCAGGCGAAGGCTTATTTATAGGTGCAAGTGGTACTATTACAGCTTCAAGCCATATAAGTTCAAGTGGTAATGTAACAACAAATCGCTTAAACATTCCTTTAACTCATGATGGTGGTTCAAATCCTTCTATTATTTTCGGATCATATAATTTAGATGGAAAAATATATGATGATGATACAGATTTAATTTTAAATTATGCAGACACTGATGCAATTAAAATAAATGATACTAATGTTACAGTTGAAACTGACAACTTCACTTCATTAGGTAAATCAACGTTTGGAAATAACACAACATCTGACTACCATACATTTGTAGGCAATATAACAGCCTCAGGACATATAAGTTCAAGTGGTGGTACTATAACAGCTCGAAAACTTAAACTAACACATGCATCTACATTAGGTATTAGTGAAGAAGGCGGCGTTGGCAATTTTGTAATTGATAATGGAGCAGAAGGCAATGTAAGTGTATTAACTATTTTTGCTAATACTGCAGCATTTACAGACTCACTTCAAGCAACAAGAATAAAATCAACTACACACATAACAGCTTCAGGACATATAAGTGCAAGTGGTAAATTATTTGGTAATGGTTTAGATGTAATTGGTACATCAACATTTAATGATGGAGACATTGATGATGTTGGAGTTATTCAACTTGATGATGCAGCGGCTGATGCCAATAGCGATAATAGAATTAAATTTGAATCTGATAAAATAGATACTAGAATAAATGATTCAAGTGTAATAGAAGCAACAGAAACCAAAGTAAGGATATTAAGAGAAAGTTCAGGCGATGGAATATTAGAGATGACTGGTAATATAACAGCATCAGGTAATATAAGTGCGAGTATGATAGAGGCTAAGAATATAGTTCGAGCTACTAGTTATAGATTCCATGATGATAATGTGTATATTGCAGACGGAGGAACTGATTTAGATGTAGTAGGCGGCGGATTAGATATAGGCGGAAATGTGACAGCATCAGGTCAAATAAGTTCAAGTGGACCAATGTATTCTGATGGGTTTTTCTCTGATAATGTTGCAATTGCATACAACCACAACAATAAGGCTTATTTAGCTTATAATGTGGCTGTTGAAAATATTAATATTGGAAAGTCGGCTGATATTGGCGTAATATTTGCAGGACCAATAACAGCATCAAATCATATAAGTTCTAGTAATGGAACTGGTTCATTTGCTTCACTACGTGTTGCACGTGCTGCAACATTTGGTAGACAGATAACGTTAACATCTGCGCAAAGCGGCGAATCTAGAATAAATTTTGGTACTGTTACAGATGATCAATTCATCGAAGGATTTGGAAATCAAATAACAATTGATGGTGACAATTATGTAGAACTAGTAGCAGACAATGAAGTAAAAATAAATGCACCTAAATTAGGAATAGGAACTAATTATAGCAGTGATAATGCAGATCAGGTTCCAGAAGCATTGACAGTAACTGGTAACATAAGTGCAAGTGGAGGAGAATTATATTTTGGAGCTAATACTAGACTATATGAATCTGCAGCAGGAGAACTTTCAATACAAAATGCTGCCGGCGGCGAATTAGTTAGTACACAATTAAAATCGGTTGTAGTAACCGGTGGTGGATGGTCAATAAATAGTTCCGGAATTTCTTTAGGACATGTTTCAGCATCAGGTGATATAAGTGCAAGTAATATAACAGTCGACAATAGAATATTTAATGTA